GAACAGTATTTACTGATAATAATATAGGTTCAAACAATATAATTATAGGTACAAATATTTCATTACCAAATGCAGTAGCAAATGCTATTAATTTAGGAGGTGTATTATTTGGAACTGGAACTTATTCAAATACAACAGGAGACCCATCAATTACACCTATATCAGGGGGTAGAATAGGTATAGGAGTTGTTAGTCCAACAAACACTTTACATATATACTCCGAAGCAGCTAATACATCAGGTTTAAGACTTCAAAGATTAACAAGCTCATCACCTACAAGTACAGGACAAGCAATTGGAGTTGATGCAAGTGGTAATGTTGTTACCATTATTGCTGCAGGTGGAGGTGGAGGAGTAACATCAGTAACTGCAACAAGTCCTATAACTTCAAGTGGTGGAACTACTCCAGTTATATCAACATCTATGGCAACTAACAAGTTGATAGGTAGGAGTACAACTGGTACAGGGGTAATGGAACAAATAACTATTGGTTCAGGTCTTACATTATCGGGTGGAACATTAACTAATACAGCAACACCTACACCAACAGGATATTACGGGGCATTTCAAGATAATACTATTCAGACTGCTGCTGCAATAAATACTCCATATGCAATGAAGTTTGGTATTAATGATTTAAGTAATGGAATTACAATAGCAAGTGATGGTAGTAATTTAACAAGAATAACAATAGCTAATACAGGAATTTATAACATACAGTTTTCTGCACAATTTGATAGAACAAATAGTGGCACTGATGCTGTAGATATTTGGCTTAGAAAAAATGGAGTAGATGTGCCCGGGAGTGGTGGCAAAATAATATTAACAGGAGGAGCAGCTGCATCTGCAATACTTGCCGCTTGGAATTATGTTTTAGATATAGTTGCCGGAGATTATTATCAATTAATGTGGAGTACACCTGACACACACGTTAGATTACTATATGAAGCAGCACAAACTACTCCATTTGCCCATCCTATAATTCCTTCCACAATACTTACAGTAACTCAGCAGAGTGGAATCATGGCAGGAACGGGCATAACTGCTATTAATTCTCTTACAGGTGCATCACAAACATTACTTGTAGGGGCAACAGGAACTGATTTTGCAATAGCTTCTACAGGGACAAGTCATATATTTAATCTACCTAATGCATCGGCTACTAGTAGAGGAGCTTTATCTTCTGCGAATTGGAGTACATTTAATGGTAAGTTAGATAGTACATTGGCAACAGGTCAAATCTTCTTAGGTGTAGCCGGTGTCGCTACTGCTTCATCGAATCCAAGAGCAATATTAAATACAATGCTTGGCTTATTTGGAGTTTTATCTTCTACTTCTTATTTTCTTCCCGGCTCTACTTCTGCAAGTGCTACTGAATCTGCAAGGACTTATTACTTAAACAATGCTTGTACTTTAGGCAGATTATTAGTATCTACAGCAGGTACGCAAAGTAGTACAGGTTCAGCTATTCTAACTATTAGACATAATGGTGCATCAAGTGGTATTTCAGTAACTATTGCAGCAGGATCGGCAGCAGGTAACTTTACTGATTATGTAAATACAAGAGCTTGTGCAGTAGGAGATGGTATTTCAATTCAATTAGTCAATAATGCAACAACAAATAGTGCTACAATTAGACAAATAACTTTTAACATATTCTAATGACTAAATACGAATACGAATATATAATAAACCCTATAAATAACCCTGAAGGTTATAGGTTACTAACTATAATAGTAGACAATAATCCTGTCATATTATTTTTAAGTCTTGATAGTCCTGACCATGCACCATTAATACCCATACTAGACTCTGACATAACATCTTTAGAAAAATATGTAGACTACTTGGGCGACGATCCTAACAGACCTTTTAATCTTCAAGAAATATTAACAATCATTCAATAAAAATATAATGGCAAAGATAAGTACATACCCAATAATCACTAGTCCTGTCCTAAGCGACATCTTAATAGGGTCTGACGTAATGAACACCAACAAGACGAAGAACTTTATGTTGTCTGACATACTTGGGTTGTTCTCAAACTACGGGTCTTTTTACGGCTCAACTACTCAGGTAGCTGCGTTGGTAGACACGCCGTACGCTATGCAGTTTGACAGTGTTACGTTTAACAATAACGTCACCATAGACAACAACTTACTATTAGATCCTACTAGGATAGCTATTGTACTAGGAGGCGTGTACAACATACAGGTGTCCCCTCAGTTTAATAGGGCTAATACAGCTACGAGTACAGTAAACGTGTGGTTAAGGAAGAACGAGGTTGATGTGTCTAACACAAACAGGAAGCTTGTTATTACAGGTGGTGTTACCACATCTAGTAATCCTCAAGTGCTTAGTTTCTTAGTTAACGCTGCGGGTGGCGACTACTACGAGATCATGTGGGCTACACCGGATGTTAACGTGGAGATTATTGCGTTGCCTGTTCAGACGATACCATACGCTCTTCCTGAGACTCCATCTGTTTTACTATCAGTAAACCAAGTTGGGTAATGGAGGTCCGTAAGATAGCAGTAGGGCCCGACTATAAGGGAGGTGCTATGCACTACGTCGTTGGACAAAAAGTTCTAGGCGATACCAATGAAATACATTTAATCAAATATGATACAGACAAGCAGTCCTTTAAGATCTACATTATCAACGACAAGAATGAAATTGTTTTATGGAAAGAATTTAGTTCGACAATGCCTGTATCAATCGAATACAACATTAACTATTAATGAAATCTCCATATTACTTCATAGCTCAACCATCTCGTGGTAAGCGTTATGATAACACAAAAGACATAGGCGGCAAGGATTTTATTGTGAGCACCTCTGACGAGGACCATAACTTCTCTAACCGGCACGCTGTAGTTGTCTCCACACCATTAGGATACGAAGGACCGATAGGACCCGGCGATATACTGCTCGTTCACCATAACGTGTTCAAGTTCTATAACGACGTAAGGGGAGTTCAGAAGAGCGGTAAGAGTTTCTTTAAGGACGACAAGTTCTTGATCGAGCTAGATCAGTTCTTTATGTACAAGAAGGATGACGTGTGGCATGCGTACGACAAGTACTGCTTCGTTAAGCCCATCCCGGCTATTGAGAGTTATATAGGTAAGCCGTTTACTAACGAGCCTCTGATGGGGATCATGGCGTACCCTAACGACTATCTTATTGAGAACGGCGTTAACAAGGGAGACACGGTATGCTTCACGCCCGATAGCGAGTACGAGTTTAATGTTGACGGCGAGAAGATGTACAGGATGTTCGACCATCAGATAACAATCAAATTATGATAAATATAATCGATAACTTTTTAGACGAAGGAGTGTACGAGTCCGTCTACGACGACTTGGTGTCTAAGGACTTTAACAGGGTTGACGTTGGTGATGGATCGTTTTGGGTTCAGCCAAGCAGCCCTGAGTTTGAGGCCTTGGTAATAAACTCAATCAGCTCCATGGAGAATAAGCCTATACGAAGTGTGCTTAGTTTCTTTAGGGTTGCTACGGATAAGGTAGACACAGATTGGAGGATACACTCCGACGCAATAATAAACGGAGAGAGACCCGATCGGGCGTTGGTGTTGTACCTATCCCCATCAGAGATGGTTGGGCTACATGGCACAGCGTTTTGGAAACATAAAGAATTTGGCGACTGTTTACCCGAGGACGTATCGTTTGAGGAGTATGACGAGGTGTTAGCTAAAGAGTCTAATAACATTAGCAGTTGGGACTTACAGACCGTCGTAGGGTATAAGGTTAACAGGGCTGTCACGTACCCGTGCAACTACTTTCATAGCAAGTACCCTAACATGGGATGGGAGTCAGGAAGAATTGTTTACGTAATGTTTTATAAATAATATGGATACCAATCAAATTAAATTAAGGATCATCGAGGCGGGCCATAAGGCAGTCAACGAACTGATCAAAGTGGCTGAGGAGTCCATCCTTAAACACGGCGAAGAGACGGGTGACCTAGCTGCCGACAAATTAAAAAATGCTGCTGCTACAAAAAAATTAGCTATATTTGACGCATTCGAAATTTTAAGTCGCATTGAATCCGAAAGGGAGAACATAGAATTGGAGGAGAAAGGCGAAAGTAAAACAGATACCAAGAAAGGTTTTGCAGAAAGAAATTCAAGAAAATAAAATATATAGGGTTGTAAAAGACTTTATACCCGGTACCGCTCTGACAAAGAAAAATAAATCTAGGTCGTGGGTGTACGGATACAACGAGACCTATGACATGGTTGTCATATCTAAGACGGGTCAGATAGGTGAGGTTGTAAACATAGCAGGATTAAACATAGCGTTGCCATTGGCTCCCGAGAAGTGTCAACAAAGAAGCTTTAAGGTGTCCGATCAGTATTGGGAGCGCAAGGAGTACCCAAAGGAATTGGCTAGGATACAGTCTATCTTCCAATGGAACGACATGCCCACGTCCTTTAAGGATAAGTGGGTAGACTACATAGAGAAGGAGTTCGACTTCAGGGAGCAAGGTTTTTGGTTCATGAACAACGGGATTAAGACTTACATCACCGGGTCGCATTACATGTACTTACAGTGGTCAACCATTGACGTTGGATACCCTGACTTCCGTGAGGCCAATAGGATCTATTGGATATTTTGGGAGGCATGCCGGGCAGATATAAGATCGTTTGGTATGGTGTACCTAAAGATAAGACGTTCGGGTTTTTCGTTTATGTCTTCGTCTGAGTGTGTTAACATCGGGACTCTTGCAAGAGATGCAAGGGTAGGGATCCTATCTAAAACGGGTGCGGATGCTAAAAAGATGTTCACCGACAAGGTGGTTCCCATAAATAATAGGCTACCATTCTTCTTCAAGCCCATCATGGACGGTATGGACAAACCCAAGACAGAGTTAGCTTTTAGGATACCTGCGTCCAAGATTACAAAGAAGAACATGTACAACACGGACGAGTCCGAGATTGACGGCTTGGACACCACAATAGATTGGAAGAACACCGAGGAGAACTCGTATGACGGAGAGAAGTTATTATTCCTAGCCCATGACGAGAGTGGTAAGTGGACCAAGCCAAATAATATATTAAACAATTGGCGTGTAACAAAGACGTGTCTTAGGTTGGGTAGTAAGATTATAGGTAAGTGTATGATGGGGTCTACGTCCAATGCGTTGAGCAAGGGAGGGGATAACTTCAAGACCCTATACGAAGAGTCTAGCGTAGCCACTAGGAACGCCAATGGTCAGACTAAGAGCGGCCTGTATTCATTGTTCATTCCCATGGAGTGGAACATGGAGGGGTTTATAGATATTCACGGGATGCCTGTGTTCAGGAAACCTGACGAGTCTATACGTGGGGTTGATGGTGTTAATATAGTAAACGGTGCTATAGACTATTGGGAGGCCGAGGTTGACTCGCTGAAGAGCGACGCCGATGCGTTGAACGAGTACTACAGACAGTTCCCAAGGACAGAGTCTCATGCGTTTAGGGACGAGAGCAAGCAGGCACTGTTTAACCTAACTAAGATATATCAGCAGATAGACTACAACGACACCATGATTCAGGAGCATTACTTGACAAGGGGATCCTTCCAATGGAAGGACGGTATAAGAGACACAAAGGTTGTATTCTCACCCGACAAGCGTGGTAGATTTTTAATAAGTTGGGCACCAAAGGCGCACCAACAAAACAATTGCATCACGAGGAACGGGATTAAGTATCCCGGCAACGAACACTTAGGGACGTTCGGGTGTGACTCGTACGATATATCTGCGGTTGTTGGAGGACGTGGCTCTAACGGATCTTTACATGGCATGACTAAGTTCCATATGGACGAGGCTCCTGTAAACCAATTCTTTTTAGAATACATTGCCCGTCCCCAAACTGCGGAGATATTTTTTGAGGAGGTATTGATGGCGTGCATATTCTACGGCATGCCTATACTAATAGAGAACAACAAGCCTAGGCTACTGTATCACTTCAAGAACAGGGGATACCGAGGGTTCTGTATGAACAGGCCCGACAAACCTATGGCCAACCTATCAAAAACAGAACGTGAACTAGGTGGCATACCTAACTCTTCTGAGGACATACGTCAGTCGCATGCGTCTGCCATAGAGTCGTACATAGAAAAGTTTGTAGGCATGGATATGGGTGGAGCTTACAGGGACTCAGACGAGATGGGAACCATGCCGTTTACTAGGACGCTTGAAGATTGGGCGAAGTTTGACATAAACGACAGGACCAAGTTTGATGCGTCGATAAGTTCGGGGTTAGCTATTATGGCTAATCAGAAGCATTTATATATGCCTGAGAAGAAACAATCAAAAATAAGTATTAACTTTGCAAGATACTCTAACGAAGGAAAAAATAGCCAATTGATCAAATGAAAAGAACCGATATAAAAATAGATATAACGTCAACCGTATTCCCAAGTCAGTTAGCTACAGACGCCGAGAAGGCTGAGGATATGTTTGGGTTACAGGTAGGGCAAGCCATTCAGTACGAATGGTTTAGAAAGGACGGTACTTCTTGTAGGTACTACAACCAATGGAAGGACTTCCATAGGCTTAGACTATACGCAAGGGGTGAGCAGTCTGTGGCTAAGTATAAGAACGAGTTAGCTATAGATGGTGACCTGTCTTACTTGAACTTAGATTGGACGCCTGTTCCTATACTACCGAAGTTTGTTGACATTGTAGTTAACGGGATGTCGGACAGGTTGTTTAAGGTAGCAGCTTACGCACAGGATGCAATGTCTCAGGATCACAGGAGTGCTCATCAGGAGATGATTCAGACTCAGATGATTGGTAAACCTTTGTTAGAAAAAATTCAAGAGGCGACGGGCGTTGATCCATTTGTTATGGATCCAAACGAACTACCCGAGAACGACGAGGAGATGCAGTTGTACATGCAGTTAAAGTATAAGCCCGGCATAGAGATAGCCGAGGAGGAGGCGATCAATACAATATTTGACGAGAATCATTATCAAGATACTAGGAAGAGGATAGACTACGACATGACTGTTATTGGTATTGGCGTGGCTAAGCATGAGTTCTTACCCGGGGCGGGCATACAGATATCTTACGTAGATCCTGCCAACATGGTGTATAGCTACACGGAGGATCCATACTTCAAGGATTGTTTCTATTGGGGTGAGATTAAGACCTTACCTATGACGGAGCTATTGAAGATAGACCCTAAGTTAACCAAGGAAGAGTTACAGGAAATATCTCAGTATAGTCAGGGTTGGTATGACTACTATAACGTGGCTAGGTTTTATGAGAACAGTATGTTCTACCGTGACACTTGTACGTTGTTATACTTTAACTACAAGACAACAAAGAAGATTGTATACAAGAAAAAGAATTTAGACAACGGAAACTCTAGGACCATAGAAAAGGACGATAGCTTTAACCCACCAAAGGAGATGATGGACGAGGGTAACTTCGAAAAGATTGAGAAGACTATCGACGTATGGTACGAGGGTATTATGGTTATGGGCACGAACATACTTATTAAATGGGCGTTGTCTGAGAACATGGTAAGACCTAAGTCTGCTACTCAGCATGCGTTGCCTAACTACGTAGCGTGTGCGCCCCGTATGTATAAGGGAGTTATTGAGTCGTTGGTTAGAAGAATGATCCCGTTTGCTGACTTGATTCAGATTACGCATTTAAAGTTACAACAAGTGATCGCACGTGTTGTGCCTGATGGTGTGTTCATAGACGCCGACGGTTTAAATGAGGTAGACCTAGGTACGGGTAACGCTTATAATCCTGAGGATGCGTTGAGGCTATACTTCCAAACGGGT